GATTAATGCCAATATCAAGGGGTTGCTGTCCTAGTGTCTCCAGCCCTGTAGCGCCACTAAGGTACGCCTGGTAAGGTGACAAAGCACCTACTTGGCCTTGATAGCCTTGAGTAATCAAGTTGCCACCAGTACCAAGCAATCCAGCACCAAAGAGTGCGCGTTGTTGGCCTGCTTGATCTGCCTGCGCTGCTAGTGCAGCATCTTGCTGCGCCATTGCGTTGTAGTACGCTTCCATCTCTGGAGTGGTAGCGCCAAGGCCAGCCGCACCGCTAGGACGCGCACCAGTTGCGCCAACACTTAACCCGCCACGGCCTTGCTGGAACAAAGTATTCTGCAACTGCGACATTTGACGTTCACGGCTTGGGGCAAGCAATTCTTGCTGTGAAGCCATGTACTGCTGAGCTGCCTGCTGGGGCGACTGAGCTAGGTACTGCTGACCAAGCCCAAATAGACCTTGGCCTGCTTGCTGTAGCGGCGCAAACTGCTGCTGCGCTCCCTCTGCTTGCGTCAATCCTTGCCCTGCTAACCCGAGGAATCGGTCTTGCATTGCTTGCATCTCAGGCGACAAGGTGTAGCCAGCGCCGCTAACGCGCCCATCTGGGCCTGTAGTGAACTGCGAGGAACCGAACCTAGTAGTTACACCTACAGGCCGAAAACGGGCCTCTTCAGCGGCTAATCGGGCTGCTTCTTGCTGTGCAGCGGCCTGCTGACGTGCAGCATTTTGCGCTGAGTTACCTCCAAGCAACCCGCCCAAAAGTGATAAACCACCAGTAATCCAAGGCATATTAATCCCCTTTAATCAAAACTTCATCTATCTTTGACGGGTCTTTCTCGTCAGTGTGATGGATGCAATACCAAACAACATCGGTCATAGCCTTAACGCCATGATTCTCGCCTGCAACAATATTCAAACAGGCAGGGGCATCAATAATCTGTGTTTCCCCATCCTTAACAAAAACAACTCTACCTTTAGCAAGAATGCCAAAGTGCGAATACTCATGCTGGTGTTGCATAAGCATCTGACCCGCACTAATATGCGTTTCCTTTGCATACAACCCATCACTGAAGTGGTGAGCAATCATGCAGTCCGCTTCCACATATAAACGGTGATGTAAGGCTGATAGTTGGCGTTTGTTCCTGTTGTACCTTGAGCATCAGTTGAGCCGCTTAATGTATGGGTGTGTCCATCCCCGATTGTGTTTGTAATAGCGCCGGTTGTCATCATACTGCCTGAAGTTTGATTGCCACCGCTGCCACCTGAAGTTCCTGAGCCATTCCAAAAAACCGTGTCTGAGCCAGGATAACCATAACCTGTCCAAGTACCTAAACCAAAATAACCTGAATTATTTCCATTATTTACACCAAATCCGTGAGCGTGTTTACCACCAATTGCAGTTGAACCAGCAGCGCTTAATGTGTGTGAGTGAGAAACAGTAATAGCATCAGCACTACCACCAGTTTCCTCTGCCGTATCAAACAAAGCATTTGTAGAGTCAAAACCTACAGGAACACGACCAGCACCAAATGCTGTCCAAGTACCAAAACCTAGCAAAGTGCCAGGGTTAGTTGATACGATTGCGGTATAGATAGCGCCTACAGGAAACAGTGCAGTTTTAACTGCCGTAATCGCGGCATCAATATACGCAGTGGTGGCAAGCTGTGTGCTGTTGTTGTTTGCCGAAGCAGTAGGCGCAACAGGAGTACCCGTAAACGTGGGGCTGGCGGTATCTGCCTTGGTTGCCACTGCGATAGCAATATTGGCAAACTCGGTGTTGATCTCCGTCCCCTTGAGAATCTTCAGGGGATCGCCAGACGTAAGCGCGTCCTTAGTAGCGAAATTCGTGCTTTGTGTGTAATTGGTCATGTTTGCTTTCCATCCTTAAATTGGATTTCTATCCTCTGAATAGATAGGGCACTGCCATTTATTGTTGACTCATATCCAGTTTGGACAATTTTACCCGCGCCACTGGCTTGTGTAACTAGGGTCTGCAAAGCAACACCATCAGAGTATTTCGCCACCACAGTTGCATTCGCACCATACTCAGCAATCCCGTACTCACTAACGCCTTGGGTTGGAATCGCCACATTATTAGATAGAAAGTTAGCGGTGAAATCAAAAGCCCACTTCATGGTGACGAACTGGTTAGACCCGCCAATAACGACAGTTTTCAGCTTCTTTAAAACTGAAGTAGCGTTTGCAAGACCTAGATCAGAATGGTTGGTGTAATACTGCAAACGATATGAAGATGTGTAGTCCTGATAGTTTTCGTACTTACCAAGATAACCATTCTTACCTATAACCAGGTCACCATTGCGCCGGTACAGCAAAGCGGTAGGCTCAATCGAGTCCCAAACCGTCACCCGAAGTGAACCATCCTGCAACTGAATGCGCGTATCAAAGCAATACACTTGCTTGGTGGATGGCAAGGTAAGCAGATAAAACGCTTCCTTCTCGGAATAGACCGACTTAATGTTGGCTAGTGTTTCGCTGGCAATTGATGCCATCAAGTCATTGCGTACATTCTTTGAAAGGTCACCCAATGGGGCAGACTTCTCAATGATTGTCCTGGCAAACGACCTGACACCAGAGTTAGACAGGAAAAGAATATCCTTGCCCGTGCTTTGTATAGAGTCTCTAGCGGTGCAGCCGATACCACCAACAGCATCACTCAATGACATCGTGGACGGCGTTGTAGCGTTCTGATACACCAAGATTTGACGTTTGCCAAAGATGATTAACGCACCGTTATGCGTTGCCAGGCCGGTGATCTCATCGGCTCCGTTAGGCCAAACCCTGTCAACATTCAAGGAACCAGACGTTCCAGTTGACCATACATGACCGGACAACAGATCAGAGAAATAAACAGTGTTTTTAACTGTAGACGTATTGGCGACCCACAAACGTCCAAACGCTGAAATAGCGATATTGGCGCTTGGTACGGTAGCAACATAACCAGTTTTCTCGCTGACGCGCCTGTATGTCGTTGTACTTACTGCTGGGTCATAGATCAGTGGATCGTGACCAGTTTGAAAGAAGAAGGTGATTGAGTTAAGCGAGGCGCACGACCAGTTACTAGCTGTAATCGTAGGCGCAGACCCGCCACCACCATACGTCAACTCAGTAACTGTATTGGTGGAACTGAGTTTGAAAATCTTGTTGTTGCCAGCGAATAGAACGGTAATGGTTCCATCACTTTGCACTAACTCATGGACAACGCCAACATCGTTAGCGCCAAGGTTGCCCCAATATGCATTGATCCTAGACCAGCCATTCCTAGCGCCAATGCGTCCGTACTGGTCAATGACACAGTTAGTAGCAGCCAAAGCAAACCCGCTGGCTAAGTCCAGAGGCGAGTCTTGCGTATTCAGGCCATAAAAGCCTGGTGCTTGAACACTAGCAGTTTGCAGTGCTTGGCTCATATCGCTACAAACTCCTGATTTTCTGGGTAGCGAGTAGCTTCCAAGGCAATGGAGTCAGACAGCATCGACTTGTAAAGCTGGTATGCCTCAGAGGATGATAGGCCACCGTCCTCGCCACGTTCAACCAGCGCCCGAGCATACGCATTCTGCGCCACCAAGGTATCGGAAACCAAGATTGATGTACCGTCAGAGGACAAAGTTGCCTGCGGAACAGTCAACGAAAACAAGATTGTGTATACGCCATCAGGCCGCGAATACAGGCTTACCTTTGTATCGCCACTCGCGTCAACACCATCAAAAGAATAGTATTCGGGGACTCCAGTTGCCACCGGCACAAGGTTTTGAAACCTGTTCATTTGAACAAAACTAATGTTTTGCAACCCCACGTTTGACGTAGTGTTAATGGCATCCATAACCTGGAACTTCTGGCCTGCACCAGTAAGGCTATAGCTGTAGGTGTTTGCCACCGTTGTCAGCGTTACCGTAGTACCAAGCGCGTTCCAGCTAAACGCATCCTCTACCTGGCGTTTGGCATCATTGACAAACTTCCCGATAAGACTTGAGTAGGTAGTCTCGTTGTTGGTGGCTACGGTTGTTTCACGCAACCGTACCAAAACATCGTTGATTAGTTCAAGGTAGGTCATGATCGTGTCAATCCTTCTTCTTCAATAGTGACTGCAACAGCAAAGGTTGATGCTGATTCTGATGTTGCTTTAAGTATGTCGCCTTCTTCCATTACAAAGTATGAAGTCCCACCCCAATCTTGAGTTGTTTTGGAAGTAACTGCCGTTTGATAAACCAGTGAATAAGTCGCAGATGCTGATGTATCTACCCAATCAAAAGTAATGTGTTTGTTTGAATTAGTTGCATTAGCGGCACGAAGCAATACTACCCTTGCATAGTAACCCGTAGGTACGGTATAGAGGGTAGTGTTTGTTGTTGCTGTTAGATTTGCACCAACCGATAATGCTCTCATTTTGCTTTCGCCTTATTTCGTTCTGAAATAGACTTAGCCTTTGCCTTTGCGTCAGCTTTTGAGGATGCACCCCAGGCTTTCAGCGAAAGAAGCAGTCTTGTCGGTTCGCCTTTCTTGTCGTACTCAGGGCCATCATTGCCACCCATACGCGCCAAGAAACTTGCTCTACGGGGATTATCCCCAGACCTTACTGGCGCTTTAAGATCGCCGCCAGTAGAAGCATTATAGGATGCTCTCCCCTTGGCATTCAACCCGCCTTTGGGATTTTTACCCTCGGATCGTTGCCAAGCAGGAGTTTTCATCTATTTCGCCTTTTTGGGTTTCTTTGCAGTCTTTGCAGCTTGTCTGAAATCAGCAGCAGTAGGCGCGGCCTTAGACCCCACCTTATTCATCTTCTCTCCAGAGCCAGCCGCAATACGCTTTTGCTTGGCATTGATGTTGGCATAGAGTCCAGGCTTCATTTCTTCTTACCCATCTTGCTGGCTTCAGAAAGAGAAATAGCTATGGCTTGCTTTCGACTTTTAACAACAGGGCCACCTTTGCCAGAATGTAAGCTACCGGCCTTGTACTCACCCATCACTTTGCCTACTTTAGCAGCGGCCTTCTTGGTTTTAGGTACTTTGGCATACATCATGATTTAATCCTTAGTGATAGGCCCACCAGACTTCCATGCATCACAAGTACGGGCCGCTGCACAAGTGAATTGAAATAGGTCACAGTATCCTAAATTTGCAGCTTCAATAAACTGCTTGTCATAAGACAATTCTCCTTCTCCCTCATCCTTTTCCAGCCCATCAGATATGCACTGCATCATCTTTGGTGTCTGGATAAACGCCGCACAGTTACCGCAGCGCATTGACTTGATTGTGGATGTCGGAGCGTTATACATCTTGGCCTTCTTTAGCCAAAATGCTTCATTTGGTTCGTCAGGGTTTGGTGGCCCATAACCGTAATCCGCAAACGCATGGTTGCGGTTTTTCAGATTAACTGAAACGTCCTGTGTTGCGATAGGACATACAACACCAGATAAAAGACCTTCTTTCATGCTGCCATCCTAGCTTTTGGTGGACGGCCCATGCGCCTGACTTGAACTGGTGCGGTCATCGGCAATACTTTATTCTCTAACTCAACCTTAACAGCATCGCCATTCTCATCGACTCGAACATAACCACTATGACCACGCATAGAGTCAATGTCGTGCTGTGACGTAAATGTAACGGTATTACCGCTTTGCAAGCACTTAAAGGTTGCCATATAGATACTCCAAAAAAGAGGGGTTATTAGCCCCTCTTTAATTACACCGAACGTGCAATAGTCAGGTTCAAAGTTGTTGACGCTAAATCAACAGAACCCGCAGTTGGATTGTAGGTAGCAATCGTCACTGTATTGGCGGCAGAAACGTAAGCGCGGCGGATAAGTCCAGCCTCACTTACGCCAATTGCCATACCAATCACCTGGTCACCCAAAGCCACACCTGGCACAGTAACTGTGTCAGTAGCGGTAGCGGTAGTCGCTATGCTTGCACTATCAAGCGTACAAGTAACGTCCCAAGTATCAGAGAAAAGCCCACGAAATGAGTCGTTACCACGGCGGGAAACGACAGCGGTTGCAGCAGCCATATTAAATACCTCCTAAAGTTAAAAAGTACCCCCCCCTCGTTAGAGGGAGGGATTTCTATTAGGCCGGTACTGCCAGAGCGAAAGCAGCAGACGCATCAGCGGCTGTAGAAGTGGCGCTTGTACGCAGTGCCTTAACGCCATAAATGGTGTCAGCGGTGAACAACGTGCCAAGGTACTCTTGCTTGTACTGAGTCTGCGAACGGATGCCGGTCTGCTCAACCAGAACCATCGCATCGCGGTGGCCCATCAAGCAAATACGGTCAGTGCCGCTAGTACCAGCACCAGTATCAGCCTGGGAAGTGGCGAACACTGCCATGCCATACAGTTGACCAATTTCACCGTTGCGGATAGCGTCACCGTTACCTACAAACGCTTGCTCGGTGTAACGGGCCAGACCCATCAACGTGTTGCGGCTGGAAGGAGGAATCAGGAAGAAACGTCCGTCCATAGCAATGTCGTTGTCATCCAAACGCTGAATGGTGCGGCGAATGGCTGCATCGGTCAGCGAGGCTGCATTGGAACTGGTGCTGTTGTAAGCAGTCGTTCCGTCAGAGCCCACAAACGCCTTGGTAGACGTATTGCTGGTGGCATAGTCGTTAGTACCGACAGTCGCGCCATTGAACGCACGGCCCAATTGAACCAGGTCAGTGTCAATGCGCTTTGCCAAGGCATAACCAGCGTCATCCGTGTAGAAAGAACGCAGGGAAGTCAGGGCTTGCACTTCAACAATGTCCTCGATCAAGCGGCTGTACTCATAGTGCTTGTTGATAAGCACTTGAATCTGTGTGTCGCTCTCTGCAATCAGGGTAACGGCATCGGTAGCAGCCTTGACAGAAGCATTGCCACGGGCAGGGGAAGGAATGTTAACGGTATCGCCTTTTTTGCCTTTGAAGGACATTTTCTTGACCAAATTGGCCAGGACAAGGTTCTTCTTGTAGGAAGCAACAATTTCATCACTCCAAATTTCTGGAATGAAGTTAGCCGCTGACGTTACGGTTACCGAGTTGGTAGGGGAAAAAGCAGTGTTTGCCATGTTAAAACTCCAAAATTAAATTATCGTACACGACCCTCAGAATATGCCTGCATGATCTCGTCACTCAGGGTTTCATATCGCTGTGGGTCAGTCATTTTCAGACGAATAAGATCGGCCCTTCGATAGACTCTCTTAGAACTCTCTCCAGAGCCACCAACATCAACTTGCGCCGCTTTCATGCTTTTAGTCCTAATGGCATCATTTGCCTTATCTGACTGTTTCGCCTTAATGCCGCGCAGTTCTTTGAAGGTGGACAACAATTCATTTGCCGAGTCATAGTCAAACTCTGCATCTGCTTTTGCGTACAGTCCCAATCGCACGGGTGAGGATTTCACCCAGTTATGGAACTCCGAATCATTGACCACTTGGGAGTAGTCAGGATGATCTTGCGCCAGCTTTTGCTGAATCTGCATCCGTCTGAAATCCATGCCAGCTTGTCTAGCCGCGAGAACGTCAGGATGTTTATCAATCGTCGCTTGAACTGCCTTTTGAGGATTCTCAAAAAAGTCAACTTCAGGCTCTTCCTCTTTGATAGGTTGCGATCTTCCACCAAGGTTTTGCTTGATTAACTCGTCAGCTAACTTACGAACTTCGCCGACCTCTTGGGCCTGCTTGCCAATCAACCTTTCAGCTTCCTGGTGCATTCGTACTACTTCATCCAAACTTTTAGACCTGTATTTCTCAGGAAGTTCAGTTTTAGTTTCTTCTATTTCGAGTTCGCCTAGCGGCTCTGTGGGTTCATCAATCAACATATCGGGTTCCTGCCAAAATGGTTGTAGGATAATTCAACTCGGCATAATGCTTATGAGTTGGCTTTTTGCTCCGCTTTTAACTTCTCGGTGTGCCGGTGTTCAAACCGTCCATATGCGGACGGGAAGTTGCCAGACCAACCTTCAAGGTTAAAAGACGGTGCGCTTATTACACGGCGAGCAAGCCCACCGCACTCGCACCTAAAATTCTGCTCCTCATAATCACAGAATCTTTCGGTCTTATGCCCGTTTTCACAGGCAAAATCATACATTCTTTTCATTTAAATCCTCATACGCTCGTTCGCTGACCTCTTTTAAGGTTATCAGCCAAGTTAGGATAGAAATCTCGCCTTTGCGGAATTGTAGACTTTTTTCGTCCGCTATGGTAGATACATTGTTAAGTGCCTCAAACATCTTTACAGCGTCATCCATCAGGTCAATCCAACCAGGTGTTGAAAACAGGTCAAACCTATCCTCATAGTATCTTTGTAACTCAGGAGCCATATTATTTATCCATTAACATAGTTAACCACCAAAAAATTAATCCAAGTAAAAGTATTACTAATGCACCAGCTATAAGCCAGGTTAACAAATCCTCAATCTCTTCCTTGCGCTTCTTAGCTTTATTCTCAGCCAGTATTTCCTCAACTTTGCGCCTCTGGATGATATTGTTGCGCTCCACCATCAATTGTTGCCAAAGGTCAGCGTTACCAGACATCACCATGTAGTTGTTTAACTCTCTCTCAGCATCAGCCAACTGCTTGGCCTGCATGACAATCTCAAATGCCGCCGCTGTATCTGACTTTGCAAAACCACTTTTAGGCTTGGACGCTTCCCTCTGAACAATATCCTTTGCCTCGAAAAACTTCATCATTTCCCCGCCAATGGCGTGGATATCCTTGCCCATCTTGATCGCTGCCTGCACCCCCTTTATCGCGGCTTGGGCAGTCGCAAAGGCGGTGATTGGGTCTATCATTTTGAATCACGGCTTGCCAAGTAAATGAGCAAAGTAACCTAAAAGACTCCCGATAGCAGAAACGATAACCATGCCCATCCAGAACCCACCCTTACCCTGATTCGCCATAGCAACCAGCGTTTCGATAGATGACTCCATCTTGTCAATCTTGGCGCTCATTTCGTCAAACCGGCGCTCGTAGTCCTGCACCTTCTGCCATAGGACGCCGTAGCGTACAGGGTCTATTTCTGGGGAATTCATGGATTATCCAAACATGAAAATTACTGTTAAACGCCGATTGACCCTGCCATATCCTCTTGGGTCATTACCCAAGCGTAGCACTTGGCAAGGAATGCATCCCCAACTTGTGCTTCAACGTCTGCCAAAGGGCAATGGTAACGGCGAAAATCCACATCGCGTGTGTCATCATCACTTGGCTGCGTAGCGTAACCAGCAACGTCAATCATTACTGAATGGCGGCTGTCTGCACTGCGTGTGCGGCTTACGGCTGCTGTGACAATGCGAAAGTAAGCGCCAGCAAAAGGAACACCGTACTGAGAAGTGGAAAGGTTAAGTTGAATAGCCATGATGATCCTTTAAGCGTAAGTTACTTCAGATGTCTGGATGGTTGCCACCCATCGGATGTTGGTTGCTGCTGCTCCGGTGGCTGTTACAGCAAGACCGCCGTTTGTTGTGTCTGCGGTAAGTGCAATTGCCCATGCTGGCACGTTGCTGATAGCTGTGACAGTAGATGCCACCAGCGTTGTGCTTGCGGCAGTTCCTTCCCTGCGAATTAAGCCCTCAACCTTCCACGCTGCGGATTCAGTTCCGCCAGCAGCTTGTCTACGGGCAACTACAGTTCCAGTAAAGGCGTAGGCTGAATTGTTAGGGATGATTAGTTGATTGGTAAGGCCAGGTGTAGGGGATGAACTAGACGTTAAAACAGTAGCAGTGGCATCTGTTGTTGCTGCATAAAGGCTGAGTATTCCCCAACCATTACCAGCAAGACCTAACGTATGACCATATGCCATTTTCCCGACTACATTTGGTGTTCCTACATAGCCAAGCGCAATTGAATAATCAAAAGCAGCAGTACAAGACCTTCCACCTAAAGTTGTTGACCAATTACCAGAACTTATATTTTGAAAACCGCCAACAGCAGTGTTATATCCACTTGTGGCTTTGTTAGTATTCCCAATAGCTGTGCTGCCTAATCCTGTAGCCCCATAAGTGCTTGAATTGCTGCCTATAGCAGCAGCAAAACTATCCGCGCCAGACGCATAAGACCCACCAAGGGCCATTGCTGCTCCACCTGTTACTGCTTGGGAGCGACCATCCCCACTATTTGCACCAATAGCCACGCAATTTTGACCTGTTGCATTTCCCTGTATTGCTAATGAATTTAAACCAGAAGCAACTACACCACTCCCGCCAGGATCATTTCCTATCGCAGTGGAAGCGGAACCAGATGCAATAGGTCTAGTATCTGTTGATGATAAATTTTCCGCATAACCACGCATTGTTTTCTTATCGCCAGTTTGCCAGTTAGTGCCATCACACACAACTTGCATACCTTCACCACGGCGCAAAATTCTTGTTGCAGTTCCATCAATGGTTTCAGCGCCACTTGGGTCAATAGTTACCGCATCATTTGACCCACTAGACGTATTCCAAATGGTTACGTTAAATCCAATAGGTAGACTTGCAGCAGATTGAAGTGAAACTGTAAAACTGTTTGCGGTGCAATTAATAATAAAGTTGTTATCACTAGGAGAAACAGTATAACGCGCAGTAATATTTTTTATCTGCAAATTACCAAATGGTGGAACCGCATAATTAAATGCGCCGACCTGATTGCTTGCGCTCATTAGTAGTCTCCACCCACTGCACTAACTGCAATAGCAATGTTAGTCCCGCCAGCCGCAACAGTTGTACCTGCATAAATACGATAACTAGCAGGTAAGTTAAGGCCACCAATTGGCGTTGCTAATGTGCCGACAGCAAGCGCAGTTGTTCCAAGCGCAGTTACGGCTGTTGCAGACATCGCCACTTCACCTAAAAAGATGTTGTTTCCAGCAGTAGTATTTGCCGAACCATTGTTCATCCAAAAACGAACGGTAGTTGCAGCAGAAGTCCCTGAGGCAGCAGCGCCATTTGTTGATGCAAAACGACAAGTGAGTTGGTCAATCCGTGACCCATTTACACCGGCTGTAAAAACAAGGGCCATTGCTGTCCCCGTTGCCATAGTGCCATCAAATGCAGTCGTGTTCGTCATCGCCGTGCTAAGAATGGCGTTTAACGCCCCCACATTTGCAGTTTGAGCAAAAATTGGTGTTGCTGTTACAGCCATGATTAAAATCCTCCAAAATTGTTAGCTAAGAAAATATTTGAACCGGCGCTACTTCCACCACCTCCAGAGGCCGCAATGGTCTGATTAGGCCATGTTCCTGTAACCGTGACGTTTGTTCCAGCAACAATGCTTGGAGTGGCTGTACCACTACCGCCATTAGCCACTGCCACAATGCCTGTCACGTTCGCGGCGTTCCCGCTAATATTTCCGCTTACCTGTGAGCCTGGCAGGCTTAACGAACTTAGTGTTGTCAGTGTCGAATTGCTGCTGGCAGTTACGTTCGCTGCCGTGCCAGTGGTGTTCTGGTTCAGAGTCGGAATATCAGCAGCAACTACAGCGCGAAATGTCGGGACTCCAGCCGCGCCGTTGGGGGCTGCTAAGACAAAGTTGGCTGTTTTGCTTGCATAAGGATTCTGTGTGTCACCGTATCCAGAAGCCAAACTAATGGCAGGCGTGGTGCCACCGCTTGAAACAACAGGTGATGTGCCTGTGACACTTATTACTGAGCCGCCGCCGCCGCCAGTTACATTGACGGTCACACTGTCACCAGAGGCCGTGGCTGTAACACCAGTGCCGGTAAAGTTTAGGCTGCGAACGCCGCTGGTGATCGTCGAGCCCTCGTCTTGCACCACCACCGTGGAGTTGGTGGACATGGTGACTTTGATCTTCTCCGCCAGATCAGCCGCCACCACCTCACCCACGTTTATCTCGCGCCCAGAGGACAACCCAATGACCAGCGAACCATCAAAGTCAATCTTGGCATCCACGACAGAAACGCCATCTTCACCATCTGCGCCTGCTGGGCCAGGTGGGCCATCAAGACCGTTACGCCCGTCTTGCCCGTTTTTACCATCACGTCCATCTTTACCATCACGACCTGCATCACCCTTATCGGGCACAATGGCCTTTGCCACCTCAATCTGGGCCTCGACCTTGCGCTGCATCGTGGCAATTGTCTCCACAATCAGCGACACATTTTCATCAATGGCTTCTTGCTCTTTCGCCCGCACGGCAACAAGAGTTTCCTCCATTGCGTTAATGGCAGCCAGCTTTTCGTCAAACGACGAATCGCCAGACTCAATGCTTTGGATCAAGTCTTTGATGTTAGCCATTTTGCTTGAGTCCATCAGTCAGTTTGGTCAAAAAATCTTGCTTGACTTGCGACTGCGCACTTATCTTGTCAGCCATCTGCAACTCAACGATCTTGTTTTTGTTTTTGATGTCCGCTTCTTTCAGCATCAACTCGGCAATCTTCACCCGCTTATCAAACTCATTGCTTTCATTACCCGCCGGTAGATTCTTGGTGCTAGATGCAATGATCTTGGCCTGCACCTCTTGTGGCATCAACTGAGTTTCAGTCATCAACTTCTGCGCCTCGGCCCTATTTTGCTCGGCCTGCGTAGTGCTAACAGCAATCTGGGCCTGCGCCGCTTGCATAGCCAATTGCTGCTGCATATCCTGCATCTGCTTGGCCTGTGGGTCAGGCTGGTTCATCTGATCGAGTGCCGACATCAACTCGTACCTATTAGTTAGGCTCGAATTGTTCAAGATGCCCTTCAAAATCAGCGGCAGCACCGGAGTATTCGGCCCCAAAGTCTGAAGCAAACCAATAAACTGCTGCTGTTCGTACTCACGGGCAATGATGCCAAGCGTAGCAGTAGGAATAAAGCGCATATCCACGCTCGGGTAACGCTCTGGGTCAAACTGCATATACCGAAACGCCGCCTTTTGAATGAACGGAATCAGGAAATCTTCCTGAAAGTTCACCAGCGTCCGCTTGTACTTCTTGATAATCGTAGCCACCGCCATCGACATACCAGCACCATCGCGGTTGCCATTGCTGACCATGCCCTGGCTGTCCAACGTACCCGTTGCCTGCAACAGCATACGCTCGAACTCTTTTGCCGTGTTCATGTTGTTCAGACTTGTTTCGCCAAACTTGAACGGGTACAAAATCTCGGCAGGGTTTCCGTTGACCATGAACGCCTTGCCAGGTTTGACCTCAAACTTAGCACCGCGAGGAAGCCGTGTTGCATCCATGCCCATCATAGGGCTGGTGGTCAGCGCCAGCGAATCCAAATGGCTACGAACCTGCGCGTCAATCGCCTTTTGCATGTTGTACGACTTCTCCACCGTACCCCTGCCAAGCAAACGGTTAGGAACAGTGTCATCCTGATAGCTGATGATGGGCCTGTCCTTCATCATGTACGGATTCTCTTCAGCCTTGAGCAATAAACCATCATTGGCAATGACAACAATGGCCTCGACCAGATTGCTGTACTCATCGGCAACCGAATCTTCTGGAAATAATTCCTCAACCTCTTCTTTTTGCACAGCAGCAAGGTACTCGCGCGGAACCAGGCCGTAGTACGTCAGCAACAATACCTTCTCGTCCCGATACTGGCTCAATTCCTGCGTAGGCTCTAGGTCAGTGTCCTCATAAGTAGTGGTAATGTTCACCTTGCGGTAGATACCCTTCTCGATGCCCTCGACAATCTTGTGGATGGAGACATACTTCTCAATCGCCACACCCATGCAGTCATCAATCGTCGTTCCATTGGGGTCAAAGAGAAAATTCTTGGGATTGACCGGCACAATCTTGACCGCAATCCGGTCTTTTTCCACCACACCAATAGCAGCTTGCATCGGCTGCCCTGCAATGGGCTTGGTGGCAGGCTCAAATATCTTCTCGGTCTTGACAATAATCTCGCCAATGCCAGTTCCATAGATTTCAGCCATCAACTCAATCTGGTCAATGGATTTCCTGATCTTGTCCTGCTTGAAATCCTCAGATAACTGCGCCTTTAGCGCCTCAACATCCAAAGGATTCCCGTCAACGTCCTTCAAATCGTCCTTGATGTCAAAGAAATCACCTTGACCAAAGATCGCTTCCATGATCTCAGCATGGCGAGTCTCAACGGCCTGCTGGGTTGCCGGTGTGACTATGCGCGAACGCTCAGAATCTCGGGTTTTGTCCTCCGCTGCCCACTCGCATCGGAATATGCGCTCGTATTCCAGATAACTATCCAGAAAATTGGTGTTGCGGTAGTCGCGCCAACGGTCACAGTGGTCAACAACAAAGGCAGTTAACTCTTTGTCGTTCTCCGTAGGCTCGTCAAACTCGCTTGATTTTAAAATGTCCATGATTTACCTTATCGAATACCCCAAAGGGTCTGTATACATGGGGTTGCTGGGGTAGTCTAACTCATTGGCTAACAAATCAGGTGCGGCTAATCCTGCGGCGGCTGCAATGGCAGCAGTCTTACGCAAAGGATCAAAGGCAGCAAAACGTGAACGGATTTGGTCTGGACTAAATATTGCCCCAACATCAATAAGTTTTGCTCCACTACCACCTGGATCGTATGTGTTTTTCATGATTACTGCATCATGACCGCCTGCTATTGCTTGGTCAATCAAATCTGAATACGATTGATCTCTATATGGTTGGCCTTGGAAATCATGAATAAGTGGATTTTTATACCTTAAAGCAACAGGCATAACATTGCCACCTTCTTGAGTGTGCTCTACTAATGCTCTTTCTGCTTTAACTGCCTTGAAATTATCTATCTGTTTTAAAACTGGAGTTGCTGCATCTTCTCCAACAATATTAACAATTTCTTTTTTTAATGCACTTAATTGGGGTTGACTATAACTGTTATACCAACCATAAGGCATCAATTGCTTTACTCTTAAATCTAATGCCTCTGCCTCTGCTTGTGGTAATTTTTTGTTATATATAGTGTTTTGAATTGTGCTTAACATTTCATCTCTAGCATCGCCATATTTAGCAACTAAAGATTGCGCTTCTCGCATTCTATTTATTTCAGAATCTTCTGCAATTTGCATTTGTTTTTCATATTCATCCCAATTCTTATTTTTTTCTGCTGCATTGGCTTTACGCATTGCATCTCTAT